TGACTTGCGTCTGTGTAATTGTGATGGGATCAGACTGGCCTTCGCCGTGTGTGCTGGCGTGCGTTGTGGGGGTACGAGCATTGCTCAGCCGCCCATCGTTGCCCACGCAAGCGGTAGTACCCGACGAGCCGTAGGAGACGTTTAGCGTGACATCCGCCGACAGCGCCCCGCCTCCGCCTAAGCCCGTCCCAGCGACTACCTGCCGCGTAGTAGCCACCTTGGCAGCAAGGGCAGTACCAAGGTCTGTGATCTGGGATTGTGACAAAGTCAAGGGGTCAGACCCGGCCGCCGTGTGGGTGCTATTGTGAGCCAATGGAGCAACTGGGGCGGTAAGCCGCGCATCGTTGCCTTGGCAGATTGTCCCAGCGGTCGTGCCAAAGTCTGCGGCAATGGTTCCCGTCCCGGTGATCGTTCCCCCGGTCAAACCTGTGCCAGCGGTGATGGCGGAAACCGCCCCTACGTTGATTACTACGTCAGCCATTAGACTGCTCCTGCTTTGGTGTTTACTTGGGCAGCGCCGAGCGAGATAAGTCGCTTAGTGACGCTGGAAGGGAAGAAGATGTCGAGGTCGTACCGGGCGCTGCCAAGGGGCATAGTCGCGGTCGTAGCGGCTGGAACGATGATTGTCCCGGTTGTCTTGGCTACGTTGAGGGTAATCATGGGCGGCGACCCTGTAAGGCTAGAAGCGACAAGGAAGCTAGTCGTGTCGGGCTGCGAGACGGTCAAACGCCACTCAGTAGCCGTACTGAGGGCGGGGTAGGTGTTCGGCCACGTTCCCACGCTCACCGTCTCTTGGTATTCGCCGCCCCTTGAGAAGATGATGTTCCATCGCTGATTCATTTCCGCTCCTTGCTTGGTTCAACCTATTGCTGTTCGGTGCAAGTTACCTTAACCGCGTTTGGCATCGAGAACCAATACTGCGGTTCTACAGGAACTGTTCCGCTTGTATAAGAGGTTGGGAACTGCTCAACCATGTGGACGATGGTGTCGTTGCAGATCGGGAGCGCCTCGACGGTCGCGTTGTTGTAGTGCGACTGAAGCACCCCGGGCGCAATACGCGTCGGGCTGGTGTTCCCGTTCTCAGCCATGTTCCGGGCAACGATTGCGCCCGCTGCCGTGCGGGCGTATGCCCCTATGGAGACGCTTGGGGTAGCTCCTACGGTCGGGTTCGGCTCAACCTCTACGAACGAATACGCCCAGCGCCAGTTGCCGTAATACTCATGGTTGGTGATCCGCGCCGGGAAGGAGCGGCACATAGGCGGCGGTACGTCGATGATGGTCGCGCCAACGCAATTCCGGTACGCCTGCGCGTTGCCCTTGGCGGTGACGATGTCCCTTGGATCGTTCCAGCTCGTCCCTTGCAAGCCGAAGCGCCAGTCGGTTTCGTCCGCCGAGGAGATGGTGTAGGGCGACCATTCCCCATCAATGACCGCAAGACGGTAGGAGACGTTCCCAAGCTGCCCGATGGTTGACGTAGGGGTCGAATACCACGGAATCCAACCAGCCCACACCGTCCGCCCGAAGGGGATGTTTGAGTTCCGGGAGGCGTAATCGTCCCGGATCTTGGTCGAAAGTGGGGTCGGGTTCCAACCCGGGGTAGTGGTCAATACCGCCCCGGTACTGTCCTGCACCACAATGGACGCGTCCGTGATGTAGGCCGCGCCGATGTCGTTCGGGGCGCGGGTAAAGGTCGCCGCCGAGCCTGCCGCGTAGACTTGGTTCGTGGTGAAACTCTGCCCAACGGCGGGGACATTGGCAAGGGTGCAGTTGTCGTAATAGGTCAGCCCCTCAACCATGCGTTGGGGGAACACGGTGCTACAGGTCAACGGGGCGCGAGCCTGATACCCGGTCGCGTTGTAAAGGGAAACGAGTGCGTTTGTGCTAGTCGATGCGCCGTTCACGGGCTGCATACCCCCGCGCATGGCGGTCTGGTAGCCCTGCATTCTTAGGTTGTATTGCGCCTTCAAGTTCGACCGAGCAATGAAGCGAGTGACCGACCCGTCGCTCACGATGATCTGCTGATTGGCTACCGCGACCGCATCAAGAACCATAGCAAGGCTGACGTTCGGGGAGCCGTAAAGGTCGCTCAAGCGCCTCATGTACTCCGGGCTTTGCACAGTAAACCCGATTGGCGCGGTCAGGTTGTCGGCGCTTGCCGCCGTACCAATCTCTGCAAGGAGTTGCGTGTAGGTCAGAATCGGGGTAACGGCGGTCGCGTCATTGACCTGCCAGCGACCATCGGACGACCACGTTTGGGCGAGGGCGATACCAAGGACGGCGGCCGATGAAAACTGCCAGTACCAACGCTCGTCCACCAATTCCACTAGTACCGCGCCGCCCTGCTGCGTCCAGAAGAACGGCTGCGGGGGTCGGGCGTACAAGCCGCTAATGACCACCGACGAGCCGCTTGAATCCTCAAGGGTCAGGGAAACGGTAACGCTTGCGAACAGCGCCGCTACCTGAGTCGAGGCAATCAAGAAGCTGGCGCGGGTGTTCTGCGTCATCCCGACCGGGACATCAACCGAAAACAGGTCAGCCTCAGGTATGCCGATCTGCCGCGCCGTGTCCTGCATGACAGCGTCAGGCAAGAGGACGGGAATGATCGTCTGCCCTGCGGTGATGTACGCTTGTACGCCCATTACGCGTAGTCCTGTGCCGTGCCGACCTGATACGCCTGCGCGTTACTACCGAGCGAAAGCACGGAGCTTGCATTGACTTGGTTCTGTGGGTCGTACCCAAGGGCAAGAGGAGCGGCAACGCTGGGGCTTTGTCCACTTGGCCACCATTGTCTGCGACCGCTTACGGTTGAATACCCGAAGCTCGTTGCGCCGCCGCCGTCATACGAGCGAAGCGTGCGCGTGTAGACCCCAATGAACGTGCGCTGCCCAGCCGGATCGACGTTTCCGTGATTGACCTTCCAGTCGTCATTGATGACCACAAAGCCAGCGGGGATGGGGCGGAACGTCCGAACAGGTGGGACATTGACGCGAGAGACTACGGTTGTCTCTTCTAGCGTGACTGATGCCTTACCTGTCTGAAACACGAAATCAGCGCCTTCGGTGTAGAGCGTTTGCAGTCGGTGCATCCGCGTTTGGGTGCTGACGTTCGTAGTTGTCTTGGACTGCTCTACGGATGTCGTTTGTCCATCGCCATTAAACTGCGCGAGCGGCTGGTCGGTACTAAACACGCCGACATTGATAACGCCGTTAATGGTTGTGAATTGAGTATCCGGAACCTCAATACTGATGGTCGGGGTTCCCGGGCTGCAATATTCATTGATGACCGCAATACATGACGCAACCGCTATGGTCTGGGTGGTCTGTGTCTTTGCGCTTGTCTCATTGTCTACCCAATGCGGGACACCAGCAACGCCGTTGTAGGGGCTGTACGGGTCAGGAAGGGCTGGGCAGGTGCGACCAACACCAAAGGACTTGCCAATGATCTGAGCGAGCGGGACGGCGTAAGACGAAACGCCAGCCACATCCGTAGCAATCGCTGGGGAAAGCGCGTCCATCTCAAATCGGATCTTTGCCTTCTTGAGCATATCCTGCTCGGTCACCACTATCCGCATGATCTTGCAGCGGGCGAAGATGATGCGCGACTGAGCAAGAACCACGGCCGCCCAAATCAGGCTACGGACATCGCCGTTGACCGCTCCCTCTAGGTCGCATGAGAAACGCAGTTGCCCCCATGACAACATATTTGCATTGCGCTCGTAAGTGAATTCAGCCGTACCAGCGAACGCGGCATCAGGCAAAGCCGTCCGAGCCTGTGAATCGGTGATCTCGTAGATGAGCGAATTGCCCGCCTCGTTGTAGGCATAGGTCTGAGACTCACGCCGCCAATTCCCTACGCCCGGGGCAATTGGAAGAATCGCCCGGCGAAATAGATCCGCGTAGGGTGCTTTCCCGGTTACGGCTCCTGATGTTCCGCTGGCGGCGGCTGTAGCTGTTGTCCCAGTTGCTGCAAGGTCAACCACCAACACGCCCGATACCGTGCGCGTGATATGCCCGCCAGCGTCAAGGGCAAATCGAGATGTCCAACGGTGCGAAAGAATTGGGTACGGGCTTGGGGTTTGTGAGTTCCCGTCTAGCGCCAACGCCGCCGAAATCGTGAAGTTGACAATACAAGCTCGGCGACCATTTATTTCCGTTACCGCAATCGACATCAGAGGGCCGCGCATGGTGTCGGGGTGGCTGATGTTGAGAAGGTCTTCCGTGCCTTCTGGCGTTGTCACGCTGATGTAGACATTGTCTACGCGTCCCGTGCCTTTTTGAAATCGTGCCATCAAATCGGTATAAGTGTTTGTGCCGTCCGAAATCAAGGCGCTGCCAGCAACGTGAACCTCGTATCGAATCAGCGTGTAGCCATCTTCCGCGTAGACGGGCTTATGCTCATACGACGAAATATTGGTGTAGGGAAGCGTGTAGGTCGTTGAGTCAAACGTGAACGAGACAAAGGTGCTTCCATTGGTTGGCATTAGATCCGCGCCCCCATGAGTCGTAGGTCGTTTAGGAAAGGCTTGTTCAATTCATCAAGGGACATTTCCGCGTCTGCACGGTCGGCTAGTTTCTTTACGTTCTTAGAAATATTGATTGCCATAGCGCCAAACTGAATAAGCCACGCCCCAAGTGCCATTCCGCTCATTCCAAATATCGGATTTTCAACTAAGGCCTGCCCGAATTTCATGGACATCAACCCGCCCGACTTGGCAGCTTCGTAGATGGCTTGAATGATTTCAGGAAGACGAACGACAATATTCTCAAGGATGTCGGCGACTGCCTTGGTAATTGGCTCAAGGAAAATAGCCCCAAGCGAAGCCGTAAACCCGCGAATCTCCAACATGGCTCGCTCAACTCGTCCAGACTGCACAATCTGAGCAGCAACAAACTGACCCGTCACGGCGCTCATCCGCATCTTCTTCGCCATCATTTCCAATTCGTTTCCCATTTCCGCCAACTGAATTGCGGGGCTGTACTCACGGATGTCGTCCGCAAAGCCCATAATGAACGAATGCAAGCGCATCAAAGAGTCGTAGATGTATCGCGCTGCCTTAGCGACTTCATCGAATGCCTTCTTGACAACACTAGCAACGAAACTAAGGGCGCTGGCTGCTGCCGACATGATGGCTTGAATGTTGATTCCGCCACCGCCACCGCTGCCGCCCGATCCGGATGGTGCGCCGCCAGCAGACGAACCGCCGCCCTCGTTGATGTCGATGGTGATCTTGCCTAAGTCTTGCATTACTGAACCTCCCATGTTATTTCAAACGCGCACAGGAAAGTCTCGGTTCCACGCATCCAGCCGACCGCCTCGTCTACGGACTCAATCTGCCCACCGCTGCGCCATGTGAGCGGGATGGTCAGCCGACCGCCGAGCGTGTTCTGAATCAGGAGCGTGCGTAGCCCGTCGATGAATTGCTCAATTCCCTCATCCCCGGCAATGCGCTCGGTAGCCCGGTTGGTGTTGTCAAACAGGCCGCGCCACCAGACCGTGATCTGGATCGTTGACTCAAGCAGCCCAACGCCGCTACGAGGGTGCAGGGCAGCGTCGCCGCTTGGGACGATCTGTACCGCATACTGGGCAAGCATCTCGTCTCCGGGCTTCTCCGCCACATAGACGGCATCCCCGTAGTTGTTCGCGGACATCCAATTTCGGATCTCGTCACGCAATGCAATCCAGATGCCCGCGTTACTTTGCACGGTCATTGGTTTGCCGCCTTGTTGTGTTCCATGCTCATGCGGACGCGGAAGGCAAGATCGTTGTCCCCGGTAGCGGTTCGGATCGTGTGTTCCGTCAGCTCGGGCGACCCAAACGCGATAGCAATACCCTGCGCGAGCATGAGCGCGTGTCGCGCTTCAATCATGGGGATGTTCTGCGCGAGTCCCATTGCTGTTAGTCCGTCAAAGTCTGAGGGGAGCCGTCCGTAGGTTGCCAAGAATTGGGCAACCCCCCTTGTTATTTTCCCGCCTGCTCAACCGCCTTACCCATGCGAGCAAAGACTGCGAAGAGGATCTCGTCCGACGCGTTAGCAGCTACTTCGGGCGAGCGTGCTACTTTTCGTAAGGCTGCTGCAACATCCGCGACTTGCGGTTGCCCGTCTTGCTTCCCGCTCAATGCGGCGAGCGCCTCGTTCCATTGAACCACCAACGCGCCGGACGGGATTTCTACGCGGAAGAGAAGCGGGTCGGTATCTGGGGTTAGGTCGATCATGTCAGGAAGTATAAGGGGCGGCGAGCAAATTGTTAGCGTCTGGGATGGCGCGGAAGGTCAAACCCATGCGCTGCTCGACGTTGCCGAACTGCGAGTGCGCGATTGCGTCACCGCTGAAGTAGCAACGCCCAAAGGTGTAGCCCGTCTTTCCAGCCGTGAGCGGGTCAACCTGAACCCCGAACGTCCCGCTGTCACCGACCAAGAGGCGGCCGACGGTCGAGTTGTACGCCGCACCGCGCTGGCGCACCAACAGGCTTGTCAAGATCGCCGCATCCCACTTGACCAGCGTGACAGTAATCGTCGCGCTCGTGTTTTGAACCACCAGCTCCTCAGGAGTCGCACCCGAGGCAACGGTCTTGATTTCATGAATGTTGTCCGAGTAGGAGATTTGCGGGAGGCTGTCGTTGTCGGTCTGCCCGAGTTCGACATACCCAGCCCCGACATTGACGAAGATTGACGTTGGGCCAGCGACGAAGATTTGGGTTGCCATTACTTGAGTTTTCCTTTGAGGATCTTTGCTAGACCGATTCTAATGGTTTTGCCTATGGCACTAAATTCCACGGCGGTCGGGACAAGGAACGGACGGGCGGGAACGTCTACGCCGCCCCATGCCATGACGTAGTCCTTGCCTTGGGAAAGGTTCTCGGTGTTGGGGTTTGCCCCAGTCGCATGGGTGCGCTTGCCCTTGCGCGTCAGCGGGATGAAGTTCGGGCCGTCCGTTGAGAAGCCCTTCTCATGATAGATGCCGTAGATAGCGCCCGACATCGTCACGGAGAGACGGGCGGGGCCAGTCTGCTCGGCTTTCGCACCAATCGACCGCAGTAGGTTCCCGGTATCCCGGAGGGGCTGACCACCGTTCCGGTAGGACTGCCCAGACATCTTGTACTCGGTCACCATGACGTTCTTTACAACGACCGAGCCGTCTTTCTTCTTACGGCTGACCGCCTTGAGGACTTGGCGGGTCGCGCTGGCAACCTCGCCCTCCCGGGGCTTCTTGGTCGTCCAGAACTCGCCCGATATGGGCTTGAGCGCCGCGAGGGCTACCGTCTCCCCGTTCGGGCCGCGTCCTTCGCTCTTTGCAATGTGCTGCTTCGCGTAAGCCGCAATAGCCGCCGCAATCCCGTTGCGGATTGCATCGTTGGCAAGTGCCTTGCTGATTCTCTTGCGCCACGGCTCCACGTCAGCGCCCCGGCATCGTGTTCGGGAGGCGAGGGCGGAAGAAGCTGCTGTTGCTCACGCCGTTGTACCACGCGAGCGTCTGCAATGGGGTGGCTTGCACCGCTGGCACGCCCGCACTAGCCGCCTTGGCGACCGTGCCAAATATCATCTTCCCGTCCCGGAGTGCTTCCAGCATGGAGTACGCCTGCTTTAGACGCTGCTCCACGGCTGGGGTGATCTTCATGGCGCGGCGCTGAAAGAGCGCCTCAACTGCCAAGTCAACTACGAGCGTCATCAGCAGGGGGTCGTGAGCCGCTGAGAGCGTCGTTAAATCCAAATCGGTGTAGATGTTGCCTACCCGCGTGTACGCCTGCACGATCCCCGTAGCGCGTTCCAGCGCGTGCGTAGTGACCGGATTAGAGCCGAGCATAGGGCTACCGAGGTCGCTGCACAGTTGTGCAATGATCTGGGCATCGAGCGCGGCTTCCAAATCGGCGTAGGTGGCGTATGCGGTCATAGGTTCCGCCTAGAGAGGGGGGTGGGAACCGAAGTCCCCACCACCCTCATCCTGAGAGGCTGAATAATCAGGCGATGACGCTGCCACACAGGAACCCAGAGACTGGAGCAACCAGTTCCGAGGTGCTGTTGTCAATGACGCGGCCTTCAATACGGCGATCCTTCGGATCGTCCCAGTTCTCGACCGTCATATCTTCAAAGGCGAAGATCTGGCAAGTGCTGAACGAGGTCGAGCCTTCGACACCAATCAAGCCACCGGGGCGGCTCACAAAGATTGCCGAGTTGCCGTAGACAAACCCGCGAGTCGTCGAGGCTGCGCCCTTGCGGGTCGTAATCTTGACCGAGTCGTCAACAACGACCTGCACGCCGAACAGATTTGGCGGGAGGCCGTAACGGCTGAAGATGTCAGAGCCTTGCAAGAATGGCAAGGCTGCTGGGTAGTTCTTCACATAGTTACGGATTTCTTCCGCCTGTGAGATGATATTTGCAACGGTCGGACTAATGACCATGCAAATGTCTTCACTACGAACCGCGCCGCCAGTTGCGAGCGAAATCTTCTGCAACGCATCTTGGATACTTGCCTGAATGACGTTAGTGGACGAACTCGTCCAAACGCCCTTCCAACCACTAGCAACAGACTGATAGTTGCCTGCTGCGGTGAACGCCGCAATCGCTGCGGCGTTGGTCAGCGCGGTGGCCGTTCGCATGGAGCGAGCGGTCATAGCGAGCTGTGCCTTGCTGCGAGCGTGCTGGGCAACGATGTCCCACGCGGCTTGCTTAACCGTCTCGTTCGGAATGTAGAACGGGAAGGCAAAGCGTTGAGCCGTGAAGGTAACGAAGTCATGCTCGTTCATCTTGCCGACCGGGCGGTCGTTACCAAGAGGCCAAGCGAATTCGTTAACGTCGGTCACGCGGACGTTGTCGTCTGAATTAAGACGGAGGTAATACCCCGTCTGCTGATTGCAGGCAACGATTTGAGCGTAACGGGTGATGGCAAACGAATTCACCGCACGGGTGAACTCAACTTGGAGAGCGCCAGTTGCAAGCGCGTTGGTGGAGGGGACGTAAGTGTTTAGACCGCCTCCGACTGTTACATAGGCCATTTGATGACCTCCTTTCGAGTGCTAATTAAGCGATCCCACGAGTGGCTGGGAGGCGGTAAGCCCAGAAGATGACACCATCAGCGGCGGCAGGTTCAAGGGAGACGAACATCGGAATAGTTCCGGTGGTGGCTGCGGTGATTGCCTTGCCTCCGGTGGTTGGCATCAAGCCAGTACCAGCGTTGGTGATTGCCGCACCAGCCTCGATCTGCACGCAGTTCGATGGCTGAAGGGAAATTGGGTCGGCGACCGTAGTTGACGTAGCCGCAAGTGCATGAGCGGTAGCGTCAAATCGACGGGTTGAGCCGTCGGTTACACCGCAAACGTAGTCGGTCACGGCAGTTGCCGGAGCGCCAGCAAAGCTAACCGTCGAAGACGAGAAAACCTTGCAGATGCGGAAGGGGTTGATGTCAGCGCCAGCGACGAGATTTGGAGAGAATTGAAGCATTGTTGTTTCCTTTTTAGCCCTTCATCCGGGCGTTAATTGCTTTTGCAAACTCTTCAGGCTTGCCAGCAAATTGCTTGACCAATGAGCCAACGTCACCAATGTCCATGCCACGCGGCAGGGCTGCTCGGCTCATATCAATCTTGGTTCCGATTGGGTCGCGGGCGAACAGGTCGCGCCATGACTCAAGGAGAGCGACTGGGTTACGGGAGGCCTGCAACTGACCAACAAGCGCCTCGCGCTGTGAGTCTGGGATGCGGTAGCCCTCCTGCTCCATGATCTCCACTTCGCGCTCAAACTTCTCGCGCTTCAACTCGGCTTCAAGACGGGCGAACCGCGACTTGAGGCGAGCGTTTTCCGAACGAAGAGCGTAGGTCGAACGACGGCTGGCAATGACGGATTCGTCTTCCATTTCGTCCTCTTCGCCTGCCTCAACGTCATGGCTCTCGATGTCGATGTGGACTTGACCGTCTTCCTCGGCCATTTCGTCCTTCATCTCATCGTCGTCCGCAGCCATCTCGTCCTTATCGTCCGAGTCGTCCGCGAACTTCTTCTTCATCATGTCCGAGAGTTCGGAGATGGCGCACTTCATGGCCTCCAACTCCTCGCGCATATCGCTGCTGGATGCCATGCTGGCCTCCTCCTTGGTAGTCGTCGGGACAAAGGTATTGAGTCCGCCACCAGCCCCGACGAGGTCATGGTTGGACTTTGAACAAGTGATCTTCTCGCCCTTGCGGGTGAAATGGGTATCCGGGAGAGGACGGCGCGGGGTTTCACGCCCGAGCAGCGCCACCTCGGATAGGTGGTTTGAGCCTGACCAGATCTCAGCCGACCGACGCGGAAACGCGTTGGTAGCGATATATGCGTCGAAGATGCTGCGGTTGACTTCCATGTCGCCCACAATGTACCCAATTCCATCGCGTTCTTCGTAGGAAATTGTCGGGAATCGACCGACAGCGGACTTCGGTTCCTTGCCGTCCTTTTCGTGCATGATGACGAGGCGAGGGAACGAACCGCGAGCCATATGCTTGCGCGTCGATGCAACGATGTCCTTCAGGCGCTTGTTGTTGAACCGCTTGAGTTCCGGGTCGGCCTCGCCGTCGTCGATGGCTGGGTCGAACGCCATGAACAGTTCGACGCGCTCAATCATTACCTTGTCGCCGTCTTCGGCAACGGTGTGGGAAGTTTTGGTGGTCATGTGGTTAGCCCTTGAAGTTGCGCGGTGCTAAGTGTGGTCGGGAACATCTTTAGTTGTCGCACCCAGATTGGATTAAACGCACTTCCAACTTGGCTAGAGTTGCCAAGTTGTACCCATTGAATCCCCGATATGGCATCAATTGTTCCCGTGCCTGTATAGGCAGTACCGTTGATTGCCACTCTTGGTTGGGCAACGCCATCACAAGAAAAGGCAATTTTTGCGGTACTTGCACTTACCGTAGCAGCTGCTACCGTTGCTGTTAGTGTCTTTATTTCAATGGTAGTTCCGCTAAAATCGCGCCAGTCAAGCCTTGGGGAATTTGCGTTTGTTCGCGAATATAAAGACGCTGGGTAGTTGCGTTTCTGATTAGTGTCGCGACCATAAATATACAGGAGTGTGTATTGGGTAAAACCAGAAACGCCGGGCGCAATGTCGTTGAGGCTAAACTCAGTAGTTCTACTTGCGCCAATTGACGAGGCTGAAAGCAGGTAGTCCCCATTGCGTAGCACTTGAGTTGTGCTAGTAGGGACGTATGAAGTTGCACCTGCTCCACCACGCTCTACCTGTGCGCCAAACAGTTGAATTGATTTGAGTGGTGCAGATGCCGTATACGATTCTGTCCGTACCGCTCCTGATGTTGTTGAGAATCCAAGTTGGAATCCACTTGCGCCCGGGACTGCAACACTAGTTGCCGTAGCAGTAATTCGATACCACCCGTTTGGATATGCAGTAATACTTGATGCGGTAATTCCCGCCCCACCTGTGCCTACTGTTCCTGCTTGCAAATCATAATTCATGTAGGCCGTTAACCCAAACCCGGCAGACCAAAATGTTAACTGCACATATCGAATTGCGTTGCTTGTTGGCTGCTTTACAAAGCAACTCATCGTGTAAGCAGTTGAAGCAACCGGGGTAAATTCACCAGTTACTTGGTGAACATGACGGGAAACAGTACCTGCTATTTCTGTAAGCGTGCTTGCAGTTAACGCAACGCCTGTTGGGCTGGTTGCTACGGAATCTGCTGCTGTTACATTATTTGCTGTAGTGTTCCAATATGCGTTAGTAAATGCTTCGCTGAATTTTGTAAGGTTTGTCGCATCACCCTCAATCAACAATCCTTTTAATTGCCCAACGGTTGTAGGGCTGTAATCAAATCGAGGTTCGTTTGTCGTTGCCGTAGCCACAAAACCGCTACTGTTGATGTAAGTAGCAACGGTACTATTGCGAGCAAGCGTCAGCCGGGAGTCAATGACCCCAGTAGTAAAATCAAGGTTGAACGTCGAGCCGTCACCAGCACGACCCATCAGCTTGCTCGCACGGGACGAGCCGCTAATCCTTGACATCCTTGGACGGTTGGCTCGATTCATTACAGGTTAGACCAGAAGGTTCCCATGTCTGGCGTGCCGCTCGACTTGAATTGCGCGGTGACGTAGGAAGCCCCGGCAAT